GCAAGATCTGAGGAGAATTCTATAATGGATGATGTTACCAAAGAAGAGGACATCTTAGCTGTGGCTACAGGTCTCAGTGAAGATTTGTCCAACATCACATCCTCCACTTCCGAGCAAGAAGAAACTCTTGAGGCGGAAAATGTGGAAGAGTCTGATGATACCGAAGCTGAGACGCAACAGTCAGAAGAGCAACCTGCAGAGGCAGATGTTGTAGCTTCTGATGATGCAACCGAAGAAGCTGATGAAGCTACCGAGGAGCAAGCTGAGGAGGCTGAGAAAGCCGAAGAAGGTTCTACTGACGATTCAGAAGAGGCGGATGTACAGAGTGTAGATTCCGAAAATGCTGAAGAGCCAGAAGAGGCATCATCTGATTCCATTGAGGTTGAAGATGATGAAGTTCAAGAAGAAGCTGTTCAAGACAGCGATCTCACCACAAACGAAAGTAGTGATGAGCAGGATGTTGAGCAGTTAAAGGCTCAAATGGCCCTTCTTGAAGAGCAAGTCTCAGCCACTAAGGCTGAGAATGCAAAGCTCAAAGGCGCATTACATATGACACTTGTTGAAAGAGTTGTAGATACTAAGATCGCTTTAGGTATTGAGAGTATTGAAGATCGTGAAGCTTTAATTGGTGAGCATTCATCACGTACAGCTTCTTCATTGGCTGACAGTCTTAGAGATTTAGCTAAGACTCCTGCCGCAAGATCTGCAGTCCCCTCTTTGCCAGAGGTTATGTCTGAAGCTGAAGTTGTGGCAGAAGACAATGTTCTTACTATAGATTCTGATGCAAGTGAAGAAGAGCAGCTTTCACCGCAAGAGCAGTTCGAGCAGCTTTTTGTTGATACGCTTATGGGCAGACGTAAACTCTGATAACAACATTACAAGGAGATATAAATGAGTTTAGCAAAGTTTCGTAAAGTACATAGCAAGACCGGCGCAGGTCGTTTCGTAGTTTCTGAGGGTATTGCCCCCAGTGCCTACTTGCTTCCTGACCAGGGTCTTCCTACATGGTACTATGACAGTGAGGATGATCGTTTTGAGATTGTCATCACCAAGGGTACCATCCTATCAGTCGTTGCCGATTCAAATGGTGACGCTAGAGTCGTTCCCGCTAATGGTACAGGTTCAGCTGTAACTTGGGGCGATACAATGAGCGGTTGGGATCCACTTGACGGTGCGACACCCAGCAGCACAAGTGGTTCAACCGACACAGTAACTGTTGCAGCACGCTCAGTTCCAATCGGTTGCGCTCAGTATGATCTCTACAGACCGTTCGATAAGGGCACATCCCAGGGTGCTGGCTTTATCACTCACGGTTACGTAGAGTACCCGATGGTTGAGGGTCTAAACGATGCTCTTGCTATTGGTGATACGATCCGTGCGGACCATATGGGCCGTCCAGTGAAGCTCACCGCTGCAGAACAGTTGAACAGCAGTGCTGTTTACTCGCATCTGCAGGTTGGCAAGGTCATTGAAGTTGAGAAGTTTGCTACAAACTTCGATGATGGCCTTCTCAGCTACATGCAGCTTCCATCTGATCCAGGTGCACTAAAGACTGTCTACGAGCTTACTCGTGATGGCGATTATAAGGGCAAGCTCGGTATTAGAGCTAACCTGGATGTAAACAACGTTGTTGGCGCATTCCGCGTCAATTTAACACTCTGAGAAAATATAACACAGGAGGAATAATCCTAAGATGAGTAAGACAATCCAAGAGCTCCTCTCGGGTCTCCCAGCTTGGGAGGCTGCACTGACTGAGGACGGACACATCGATGAAGAGAATAGAGTAACAATTAAGGAAGCATTTGCGTCACCTGACGCAGCTGCGTTGTTCCCTAAGGTTCTCTCTCGCACACTGAGGGAAGCTGCTGAGCCACAACTACTTGTGACTCCTCTGCTTTCAACAGTTCGCCTCGGCAAGGGGCGCTCATTGGAGTTTCCAGCAGTCAATGCAATCCAAGCTGCCGAAATCCCTGAGGGTCAAGAGTACCCAGAGCAAGCACTCGCCTTCGCAAAGCAGGTAGAGGGCAAGGTCTCAAAGAAGGGCGTAAAGCTCGCCTTCACTGAAGAAGTCGTTGCTGACTCTCTTTGGGACATTGTTGGTCTACATGTCCGCGCCGCAGGTCGTGCTATGGCTCGCCTAAAGGAGCAAATTGCTCTGAGCCGCTTCAAGGATGCAGCTACAGTCGTCTTCGATAATGACGACGTTTCTTACGATAACACATCAGGTCTTGATATCGATGGCGTTGCCAACGACACCGTTACCTGGGATGATATCATTGACATGGCTGCTGTTCTTATGGCTGAAAATCACATCCCAACAGACTTCATGCTTCACCCCCTAATGTGGTCAGTGTTCCTCAAGGACGCTATCTTCCACGCCGGTGGTGCTGCTTCTGGGGTCAACCAGAGTTGGGGCTATCGTCCACAGTCCGCCGAAGGTGCACTTAACACGACAGCTCCAATGGGTCTGAACGTAATTGTTTCACCATTCGTAAGCTTCACTGCTAAGAATGGCGCAACACCTGCTAAGTCAGACCTCTTCCTCATTGATCGCAATGAGGTTGGGACACTCCTGGTCAAGGATGACATGAGCACGGATCAGTTTGATGATCCCACACGTGACATTCGCTCACTCAAGATGAAGGAGCGCTATGACATCGTAATGCTGGGTGACGGTGAGGGTATCACTGTTGCTAAGAATGTCAGCCTTGCTCGCAACTACGAGGTTCAGGTCACCAACGAGGCCACCTGATAAAACCTTAGGGTTGTTATAGTTACGA